CAAGCACCCTTAGGGCGAACAAGTTTATAGTCATTAATGAACCCTTTTTGACCGAATCCAGTTCTAAGAGTCCCGTATACAGCTAAAGTATTATTTCTTCCCGCCTTATATGACATTATGCTATCCCCACTTGAGTTGAACCAAACTTGCCTAATTCTAATATTTCATCATCTATGCCATATATAGTATGACAATGTCTGCATAACCACGCTACCTGGATAGCCATAGGGCCAAAAAGAGGTTTTGTATCCTCTGAAGTCAAAGTCTTCTCACAAGCCAAACATCTATCAAGTTTAGTCTTCTGAAATTTCGGCCTCAATTCTTCCGACATTCTTTGCATCCTTCATTGCCTCCAGTTGATCTCTTGAAAAACCTTGAAATACCGTAAGGGACTCAGTTTTATTAGACTCCTTAGGAAACATATTTCTTATTTCCATAAGCATTCTTATAGCTCTTACCCTATCCGCATCTTTACTACCTTCTTCAACCACGTCTTTTGCAGCCGCCAGAAGATAATCTTCCGTTATTCCCAGATCGTCCATTGTCTTCTTTATCTCGCTTGACACAATATTTTTAACCCTTTTTGTTTTTAATAGTCTTTTAGACCATATGTTAGCATATTCTCTACTATTAGATGAAAATGCTTTTATATAAGCATCAGTGGGATTCATACCCGTAGCAACGTATTTTGCGAATATCCACTCTCTTTGATTAGCTTTCTCTCTTTTTAGTCGTATATCTGCACCATACTCATCACCAGATAAGGAATATATATTCTTGGGAGGATCTCCAGACATATCGTCTTTTAAGAAATGGGTACCCATAAGACAGCGAATATATGGTTTATTCTTCATTTCGCCCTTTTTTAGTATCTGACATATCTTTCCGTCGTCCGATGTTACCCAATCGCCCTCATCACCCTCCTTCCAGTGTTTAACTGGATGACCCTGATAAAGGCGAAACTCCTTATAATCCTCGTATAATATATATTCCTTCCCTTTTATGGTCTTTTTAAACATTTTACCATTCCCGTCCTTATATTACTTTATCTCCTTTCCTCTCCCTCCAGGTAAAATGCTGACTGTATTATATTGGATTTACAGTGGGAGGACAAAATGATTCTATCCTCTTATGCATTTTCTCCAATATCTTTACATCTTCTATATTATGCTTATAAACCTTTTTTAATGACTTTTCATCGCCATACATGGCTTCTCTCCATAATCTTGGTTCTACAGGTGTTTTTCCTTTTATGCCAAGAAATTGACATACTGTAGCTAATTTGTTGTTATGAAGCTTTAATTTGCTTCTGACCATATAATAGAGGTCTTTATGACTAATTTCTCTATATACGGGGAAACGAATGTCGTGATCAAGACATCTTGTACGAATAAACGGAATATCGAAGTTGGTACCGTAATATGTGAATAAGAGGTCATAATCGTTCATTGCCTCCATAAGTAGCTCTACCAACTTCCCATCGTACACTCCATCAAGAATATCTTGCTTTTCTATTATAGCACCCTTGATTTCGTTCTTGTCTCGTGATTTGATAGCCCACGAGAGCATTATACCAATACTCGCTTTAAGATTAGATGTTTCTATATCTAGATACCCCAATCTTAGTTCCTTGCCCGTTTTGTATCTTTTGGGCTTCCTCAGCCCCATATTGTCAATTTTTCTGACAACTGACGTATATGTACGATTATATCCTAAGTTTGATATCTCGTTATATAATACATATGAGGATTTCGCAGTATTCTCGTATTGAAGCAGTATTTCTACTTCGTCTTCACTCCATCGCTTTTTTTGCATCTCCAGCTCCTTTTCTTTGATATAGAACTATCTTATCGGTTTTTCTTGCTATATTAGTCGCCCCATCGTCTCTTATAAGACCTAGAAGAATATATTCATCTCCCTTGTGCTTTTCAACGTCTGCAAACACTGTATGTCTTAATTTGCAATCGCAACACCAAAGATGAAACATTCCACCAGGGCGTATCATTACTGCCTCTGGATCGAAGTTGCGTATACTAAAGTTGTTCATATTCCTCCACCATGTCTAAAGTTAATGCATATCCAGCAATATCCACTCTATTGTCTCTTTTTGGTCGATTTGTCTCTCTAGACAATTTTACAGCTATCATAAATTTAGCAACATCAGAAGCAGAAAACTCTACATCTTTCAAAACAGTCCATAATCTAGCAGTTCTAGAGAAATCTACTATGGGATGACCATAATTCTTACCTCTATCACCTTTTACGAGAGATTCAGCCTTTTGAAGTATAGACTCTTCAGTATCAACTATGGAAAACTTCATACTATATGGTTCCAATCTCTTAAATCTTTGAAATAGTAGAATATTGGGATCTCATATGTAGCGGCAAGCCAGTGTTCAGCCTTTGCCCCTTCAGATTTCTTCCAATTATCGAGCATAAAGACAGCATCACACTTCTTTACGATGGAAAAGTAGCCTTCCAAGAACTCATCTTGCGAAAGAATACCATTCCAGTTCTTAGTATTGAGATGAGGGCAGATTGCAGCCATCCCATTTCTCCATATTCTCTTAGAAATACGCTCAGCCTTGTCAATATTGCTATTTATTGACTTTTTATTCTGATCCGTGTATTTCCCAGCTATGTATATCACTTTCATCTTCTGATTCCTCTTGCTCCTCTTCATAATCTTCGAACTCTCTAGCCATTTTCTGAAAATCTTCCAATTTCTTGCCAATACTGCCATTTATCTCGTCTACTAAATCTCTCATTTTACCCCCGGAAGTACAATATTCTTAAAATATGGGCAATCCTTAGTCTCACACTCTTTATTGTGATATTCCTCATCTACCCAGTAAACCAACCGCTCATCCTCGTCTCTTCTAAAGAAGAAGCCACCACAGATACCAGCTCTTTCTGACTTTCCGTAGTTTGCACAGTGCTTTTTTGCGATAACTTTCTCATTCACTAAGCGAATATATGGAATAAATAAGTAAGATACAATGTCTTTTGACCATTTTTATGGGAAATATGAGTTTTTATGAAAAATGACCATTTTTTACTTGTTTATTTTATCAGGTATCCTTATCTTATAAAGCGGAAAGCGAACAAATCTCTATTTAATATATATATAATTTATATTTATCTTTCAATACAATTTAAATCTAAATTGAAGATAAAATCCAGAATTTTCCCAAAATTTTAGAGAAATTCAAAAACGAAATTCCACCAAAAATAACGCAAAATATACAAAATAACGGATAATTTGAGATTTTTGTGTGTCCTTCTCTCATCACCCGTGCCCCCCGTTCGTGGATTCAATCGTCTGGGCTTGAAAAAATTAAAAAACATTATGCTATCTAAAATCTGAATTTACAGCTTGTGAAAATTGTATTGATACTGTGCAAAATTCACGGGGAAATTCCAAGCCCATCACGTCAATTTTTTTCTATACGACATTCTGCACAATTAAACAAGAGATATTTTACACAGTGAAAAAACTACTTGCAATTGTCAATTTTATTCCGTATGAGAATTTTCTATACGACATAATTTTGAATTAAACAAGTACTTTATATATTTATTTTTTTTGTTGTTGTTATTGTCATTATTGCTTTGTAATATTCAGCGAACTTCAACTTAACATTGAAGTTAACGTTTTTTCACAATTAACAAATCAGAGCCCTGAACTAAGGAAAGTGGACTTGGGTGTAAGTTTCCTCTCTGATTGACGGAGGACAAGAAGATGGACAAGAACGAAAATGAAAAGTTCGCTGGTCATTTGAAATTCGCCCCCAAGAAAACTCAAGAGAAAGTTGCCGCTTGGAGAAAAGAGGCGGAGGACTTGAGATTCACTTACGTGGGCGAAAAAAAGTCCAAGGACAAAGATGGAAAAGAAGTGATTGAAAAAGATCACAATTTTGATATCCATGTCCGGGTTTCCCCCGCCGAAGTTACTAACACTGTTATTCACGACAGAGTAACGACACGGGCGGCGGAGATGGGGCTCGAGCTAACTCCTGAACAGATTACTAAGTTGACGGCGAAGTGATCGGGTAATTTCAAATGGGTGGTGTCCACAACCAAAAAGGGAGGGGATTGATTTCCCCTCTCTTTTTTCTTTTTTCTTTCCCTCCATAATTGTAGAAGATAAAATAAAGGTAGGTAAATATGGTATGTAAAAAATGCGAAAAGGTGATTGATGATTGCCCTAGGCATTGTCCACATACTGAACCAGTAGAAGAAAAGGCGGACGTAACCATCACCATTACCCATGAGA